GAATCACAAAAACTTAATCTTGAGATTAAAAAGAAGCAGTTGACTGGTGATATTGACTGGGATTTGGAAGCGATGAAGGGCTCGCAGTCCAGTTGGAAGGATGAATATCTGGTAATTTTGTTTAGCATTCCTCTTATCCTGTGCTTTTGTGGGTCGTGGGGGAGAGATATAGTAGAACAGGGCTTCAGAGCCTTAGAAACGATGCCTGAGTGGTATCAGGTAACTTTAGGTTGTATTGTGGCTGCAAGCTTTGGTGTGCGCTCAGTAACGAAATTCTTTGGACTACGAAAGAATGGGAAATAATTGGGAAAAACGTCGTGAAAATGTTCGCATACATAGGGATTGGGATATTAGAAACTTTAGGAGAAAAAACATGGCATTTAAATTATCACAACGGTCGCTGGATAAACTGGATGGAGTACATCCTGACCTTGTTAAGGTTGTTAAGAAGGCGATTGAGTATACGGATGTAGACTTTGGAGTTATCTATGGTGTTCGTGACCTGGAAACTCAAAAGAAACTGTATGAGTCTGGCAAATCCCAGACAATGGCTAGTAAACATTTGATACAAGAGGATGGCTATGCGCATGCTGTTGACCTTATGGCTTATGATGGCAGTAATCCATCTTGGGATATTGTGGATTACGATAACATAGCTGATGCTATGCGAAAGGCTGGCAAGGAGGTTGGTGTTGATTTGGTTTGGGGTGCAGCTTGGCACAAGCTTCTTACCATGTCACCAGATAGTGCAGAGGATTTAATGAATGACTACATCGACACAAGACGAAAAGAATCAAGACGTCCGTTCATCGATGGACCTCACTTCCAATTGCACACCTAGACAATTAGCTTTTGACTTTGATGACTATGATGGTCCAGATGAACTCTGGTTGCATTATCTGTGGTCACTTCTCCCATAGCTTCTTGCGTTCTATGTAGAGAGATATAATCTCCTCGAAGTTGTCTGGCTTTCGTGGTGGTACTGTTGTGTAGATGTTGTAGGCTTCAAAGCATCTGTTCTCGTTGTATACTTTTTCGCTGAGTGCTTGGCATTCTCTTGCTGACTCGAGGTCGATTGTAAGCATGAGAATAACTGTGTGTGTCATTTTTGTAAACATATTCTGTGCTTTCTTTGTAAGCTAGGAGGTCAGGCAAGCAGAGCAGTATTAGACCTCCTAGCATGTTTTAGGGTCTCTTTGGAGAAAGCACCACCCTAAAAAGGAATATCATCTGATTCAGTATCATTGTCAACAGATGATTGTTCCTGTTCTTGTTTTGGTGATAGCTTAAGAGACAGCATGATACCGTATGAGCCTTGCTTGACCCATGCTGCAACTCGACTATTGTCTGATGGTAAATCAATCGTACCAGTAAACTGTGGAGCCATTCCGTTAGAGCTCTCATTGTCCCACATACGACCAACTTTCATGTAGATGTCACGCACAACGCTACCATCTTTCTGTGTTGATTTGACAACGCATACTCGACTCTCGTTGCCATTGTCATTAAGTGTACCAGTACCACTTAGTTCTTCATTGTTTGGTTGAAAAACTGCACCAGTATTTGTGTTATCATATTCCATAGTTGTCCTTTCTAATTACTTTTCTAGGTTTCTGAAATGTACCAGACTTGCTTGATTCATTGCCGTCATCATCTGTGCTTTCATCTGGCACTAAGTTAAGCAGCCGTTGCAAAATGTATCGTGTCATGTAGGTAATCCCACTACCAATTTGCTGACTGCCTTTCTTGGTATCGTCCAAGCAAGTACACTCACTCTCGATGAATGTATCGCTAGGTATGTGTCGCAGTTGTATATTGAGTATCGGTGAATTATGTTCATTCACTTTCATAGTACCAATGCAAATGATGTTTTGCTTTTGCAACTCCATTTCAATCATAGGTATGATGTCCTTTACCTTCATATACTTGGCATTGAACATTGCATTGTTACCTTCAACTTTTACTTTTTTGAACTCACATTTCATGAGTGCTGTATAGATATTATCTTTGGTCACGTTCTTTCTCCTTTCTTTCTATTTCTTTTTGTGCAGATTGTAATGCTGCAAGCTCTAACTCCAGGTCATGCTTTTGCTTTAGAACAAAAGTTTGTATCTCTGATATAGACACAAGCTTTGCAAGTACCTTTGCTTGTTGTATTTGATTATTCAGTCCGTCCATTGCTTTCTCCTTTCATTATGTCATAAGCAAGTTGTATTGGCTTACGCAGCCGAATACTTCTTCTTCCGGTCTTTGATACTGATATTACTAGGTAATCATTGTACATCTCATACACATCGTCAGTTACATGACTAAGCAGTCTTTTCTTTGCATCTGCATGCTTCTCTGCTTCTGCCATAGTCTGTATGTACTCATGTGTATCATTGGTAAACTCATTACTGTGCGTCATACTTTTTTGAATCTTCCTATCAATGGGGATTGCGTTGACCTCTGGTGGGTCCGCAACCCCATTGTCAGCTGGCTTGACTCTTGGCACAACATGATTCAACCAAAACTTTTTCACTAGCTCCATAATTTTTTCTGCATACAAGTCGTTGTATTCTATATGGGACTGATGATACTTACTGCCATTGCCTTGAATGATTGATATGAATGCACCAGCACAATAATGACGAGTTCGTATTGGTCTTTGCTTCATCATGTGTCTGTGTAAATGCATGTAGAACTGTACTTGTGGCATATACCTTTCAATAATATCTTGAATAGATGTAAATGGATTTGTGTGCTTGCACTCGAGAACCCATTGTCTCTGTTCTTGATGCTGTGTAATTAATCCATCAAGACTTGCAGCACAAGGTACGTCATCTATCAAATAGATTCCGATACCTTTGTTTCTCTCAATCATATTCATATCAAGATGATTGCTGTGATTCTTGACAAACCACTCGACATTGAGTTGTTCTGTTGTGATACCCATCTGAACTTGTAGATTATCAGACAAATCTTCTGGTTGCTTCTCTCCAATTTTTTCGAGATACAAACTTTCCCAGTCACCTTTTACTAATCGGATAGTATCGCTACCACCCATGAATTTTGTTCTGTCCATGTGCTTTCTCCTTATTTATATAGACATAATAGTTTCATTGATGCAACTGGTCAAGAATTTTATCTATCTGAGTTGCAAAGTGTTGCCGTTCATTGACATTGTTTTTCATGATTCCAAACACCTCAGAGAACGACGGAAAGATTTTGTAAGTGCGGATTGCCATACCAAGAGCATGATGAACACAATCTGCTGGGAGTTCAGCAAGTTGCTCGAGGATTGCTTGACTCCTTTCTTCAACCTCTTCCATAGTTGAGTTGTATGGTTTGTAGAAAAGATATTTCCATTTCGATATACGAGTAGCAAGTTCTGCTTTGTTCATCGGTGTTAGGTATGTTTGCAATACGTCACTCGCTTTCATTGCAGCAGTAGAATCTCGACAAGTGATAAGCATTCCATCTATTTCTATACCATCAATCTCTTTCAGTTCGTCTTTCATTTTGATGTTTGCAAAGGTTGGTGTACGAAATGAGAGAATGTATTCAACAGCTCCCACTCCGTCTTTAACTAAATGTATTTTATTTTCAATCATGATGATTCCTTCTTTTTGGTTAGTTGTCTCTCGATAAACCTCTTGTGATAGTTCAAGCTATCCTTCTCAATATTGACTAGCTGTTTGATAAGTGTGCTAGCTTTTTCTAACGAGATTGGGAATGATAGTTTAGTCATGTCATCCATTATATCTTCCCACTCTGTTATCTCATGGTATTGTTTGTCACCTACATGATATTTGGTGCATGCTTGTTTAAGCGTTTCAATGATACGTAAGTTACGGAGAACTTGGTTCTGTATTTTCCACAACTGTTTACCAGTCGCTGCTTTCTCAGAATTTTTTTCCAAGTTCATGTTTAGTGTTTCGATTTGAAGGTTGTCAAAATTGATTTGTATTTCCATTTGGAACTCCTGTTGTTAATTATCGTAATGCTCTATGAGACACGCAAAGACATCTTCCCATACTTCGTCTTTGATTATGACGCAGTATCTTGGAGAGCCCTTTTTGCGTTTACATACAGCAAGGTCTTTGTCTTCTAGTAAATTAAATACATTAGGGAATTGACTGCTGTCTCGATACTTAACTTCAACTATTAAGTTTTTGTCACCGATACCAATAGTCAAATCCCCTCTGTACTCACCACCTAAACTGCCCGATAGTGGTTGTTTCTTTGTACGAATACCTAAACTATTAAATAATTTTAGAAACCACCTTTCGTGATAGCTTCCTTTTGCTTTACTTTTGCTAACCATGTGTCCTCCTCATAGCATTTCATACATATCTTTGTGCTTTTATAGAGGGATACAACAAAATATTGTGCTGACTTACCACACGCATCGCAGATGATTGATGCTCTGTTTTCTTCTCCTTTATTTTTTTTGAAGCGTGGCAAGTTGTTCAATAGCTTTTTCAATTTTTGCAGCAGTATCATAACGTAACTCTGTTCCTCTTAGCTGTCGATAGTATGTAGTTTTTGATAATCCAGCCCAGTTAAAAGCCTTGCGTAAGTCGACGTTCAGCTGTTCTGATTGTTGCGTAAGCTGCTGCAGATAACTTTTCATAATCAACATTATTATCATCTCGCTTCACCATTTGCAAGTACATGTTGACTAATTTATTCCCACTTCCGGTAATATAATATTTTCTGATTGTGCTTGGTGCTTTTCTATTTGCATACATAAATCTTGTTACTGAATCGCAAGGTAGTGATATAACCAATCCAAGTTTATGCTCGAGAAGATTTAATGCTGCCGATAGTGTTCCTTGTCTCATGTCTGGTATAAGTTTAGAAACATGATTTGATAATACTATTCTTTGTTTTTTTTCCTTTGATAGATAGAACAAAGCTGATAGTATTCTAATCTGGTTTTTAGTAATCATGATATTAATCCTTCAAACTGGGTGGCTTGTTAGGCCACCCTTTTTTTTATAGTTTAAGATGTAGTTGTTCATACATTTGTTGTGCTACATCACGCAAGAAATCATCAAGAACTACTGAGTTCATTCCTAATGTTTCAACCATAGATTGTAACTCAGATACTGTCAGATTGTCTAGTTCGTCATTGACAGTATCTTTGATTTGCTCGTTGATTGGGTGACTCACTTCTCTTCTCCGTAATGAATCTCTCGTACCTTTGATGAGGGTACGTTAGCTTCATTGCGTGAGTCATCTACAAAGTGATACATCTCTTTTAAACTTTCGAGTGCTTCTTTCACTTTGCCAAATGCATATCGAACATCCCAGCTTTTGATTCGTTCTTCATCTTCGTGTAGTGACTCATAGAATAGAAAGTCTTTTTGTACTCTCTCTTCTAGTGTTACCATTTCTTTACCTCTTACTGATTTTTGTATACTCATAACATTAACTCCTGTTGTTTTGGCTCTTCGCCTAGTTGTTGTTGTAGTCCAGACAGAAACTCTTCATTGCTAGTTGCTTCATCACAATGAGTTGTACCTCCGTAATGTGCTGACTTTCGTGCGAGCATGTACGAACGATACCCAGTTTCTGTCAATGGACTCTTTACTTTGTTACCATTTACATCAGTTACATGCAGTTCAAAGTGGTCTACCACATAGGGCATACCAGACTCTGAGTAATTCAGATAGTCTCTCCGAACTGTTACATTGTGTGTCAGATTATTCCACACAAATGTTCCTACGTTTTCTGTAATCAATGTCCTTCCTCACTCCATTGGTATGGGTCAGCACTTATGTTTTCATAATGCTCACGTTCTTGCTTGAAGAATGCTTTTGGCAACGGCATTGACTCACCACTCCTGGCAAGATTGAAGTCTGTTACTTGCTTGTGTTCTCTTCTGAATCTTTCTTCAAGCCAATACTCAGCCCATTGCTTGTCACCTTGCTGTCTCATTGTCGTAACTATTTCTACTCCGTCTTTTTTAAGCTCGAGTATTTGAGCAGCAAGTCGCATACACCCATAATGTTTGAGTGCTTCAAGTGGTGAGATACTTCCAAACCTATCAAGATGATGGAGTATCTTATGCTTTTGAGTTGTGTATCTATCGTTAATCATGTTTACTCTTGCGTCTGTTCTGTCCATAGCTTTCTCCTTACATGTATGGTTCATTGATTGATTTTACTTCCCTATACTCTAACTCATACTTACCTTTGGGAAGAACTGCACACTTCACAAGTTTTTTATCAATAAAGAATCGAAACTCTTTGTCACCATTCTCATGATTACGAACTGTGGTTGTGTGATGTAGGAAGACATGACTATTGTGTGATGATGTGCCAACTCGGACTTGAACATCACCAGTATGTCTTACTCCATAGCTTTTGTCTGACTTGTATATACAAGCAGTTACCTTATTCCATATAGGGTATTGTGCCATTTGCTTTCTCCATATTTAGTTTATCATTTGTTTAAAAATTTACAAGCCCTCAGAACAAGAACAGATTGCATGGTCAAGGACACGAAGTGCCGAAGGGTATCCTTGACCAGAGAGCAAGATGTTTTTGTTAGAGGGAAAAGCTTGTAGGTATATTAATAGGGTATTTATTTACCTACATACTTACTCCTCCATATGCATGAGAGTATTTTAGTTTTACTCTGTCATAGATTTTCTTGAGCTCAACACAATGCTGGATTGCTTCTGACAATGTGTTGAAGTAGAGTCTATCGCAGTACCCATGTTCCCATTCTACTACTAAGAACTTACCTTTGGATGCTGTGTATATCTCTACGTTTCTATCTATGTTTAGCTGTGCGATTCGTTTATCTCCGGTTCTATCTAACGTAAACATTTCTTCATCAATTTTTTCCATAGCTTTCTCCTTTGATTTTTATGGTTGATTCATACTCGTTACTGTACATTTCAATCTGACACTGGTGCGGTCAGCACTCACGCCAGCCCCCACTCACCCATTAGCTCCAGCTCGACGCAGCCAATGAGTGCCTAGCTTGACGCTGGCACCATTGCTGCTAGAGCTGTTCAGCTAAAGGTCTCGATGACCCCTAGCATGAACTGCTCAAATAATCCTGAGAATAAAATTGTAAACCAGAGTAGCAGAAATGCTACTCCAAGTATCTCTTCTATAGTTGACCTCATGGCTTCCTCCATAACCAGATAATAAATCCTAGTATCATTAGATTACCTATCAAGTAACTTGCTATAACAGTTGCTAACATATCTTTCTCCTTTGTGTTGAGGTGAGCAGTTTAGCGACTTGCTCAGGTCTTTCGTGATTAGCTTTCAGACTTAAGCTGTTTCTTTGTTGATGCTGTGTTGTCAACATTCTCTGTTGCACGCTTTGGCATCTCAGCAAGAGTCCTTCTAGGCTTGGCATCTAAGTTCTGAGACTCAAGCACTTTATCCACAGCTTGTTTCATCTCTCGTAACTCTGATTGAGTCACCTTAGCTTGCTCGATTTGATTATCCAATCTTTCTAGCGTGGTGGAGACTGTGTTGTTCGTTTGGCATCTCTCCCACTCTGTGTCATACTCAGCAGATTTGTCAGCTATGTATTTATCCTTGTTAGTAATCTTGAATGTCAAGTCTGCACTAGCTTTGTCTAGCTCGTAATAACGCTGCCAGTCATTTGAGATATGGTCGTAGTATGCTCTCACGTGTGTTACTAAATCTTTACTCATAATATTACTCCTTTCAAATATTGTTAATTTATGCAGACAGGTGTCCAGCAAAGGACTGTAAAGCAACAGCTAATTTGTTCCGCGAGGAATTGCGTCTATCAGCAAGGGGAAATTAGTTGTTGAGGTAATACAAAGACCAGCCAGCACTCTTCTGCTGGCAAAGATGCACCGCCTTTATGTATGTCCTTTGATGGTAAGACTGGTCAGTAAATTAACATCTTGAAAGGACTATATTATGGGTGAAGCATTTATGTGACCTCGTGAGAAGCATACGGAGACCATATCTTGAATGACCTCTTGGTGGCTGTATTGGGGGCTGGACATAGAAGCTAGTGAAATTAAGACCTTGACATGATTACTAAAAACAAGGTTAAATCATGGCTGACATAATCTGCATATGACAAGAGGGAGAGATGCTAAATGACACACAGGCTAACAACAAAGCAGAAAGCATTGGTTGATACACTCGTAGCAAGTGGTGGCTCAATCACAGATGCGAGTAAACAAGCTGGATACAGTGCTGGAGAATCAGGTAGAGTCACAGCTAGCAAGGCTCTGAGATTGCCACATGTGCAACAGTACATGATGACTTGCATCAACGAACAGTTAAGTATGAATGCTACGAAAGCCTTGAGTAAGTTGGTAAACCTCTCTGATAAAGCAAAGAGTGAGTATGTACAACTAGAAGCTAGCAAAGATTTACTAGATAGGGCTGGCTTCAAAGCAGTAGACAGAGTAATGCATAATCATATTGGTTCTATATCAGTCAACATAGACCTATCATGATTTGCTGATAGTATGCTGTGGAACATAGCTGTAGGTGGGTGGCACCCCAAAAGTGACACCACCACAGTTGCAAGGGATAGTTCACTAACATTTATGGAGAAAAAAGCTTGATAAATATTTTTTTACAGTTAAAGGGATTGATTATGCGTGTTGCTGTGTTAATGTCGAATGTATTGAGAAGGAGAAGAGATGGCGAGAACTCCAGCTTGGACAAGGAAGGCAGGGAAGAATCCGAAGGGCGGCTTGAACGCAAAAGGTCGAGCAAGCTACAAAAAGGGAACTCTAAAACCTCCAGTAAAGTCAGGAGACAACCCAAGAAGAGCAAGCTTCCTAGCAAGGATGGGGGGAATGCGAGGACCGGAAAGGGACTCAAAGGGCAGACCAACAAGACTTCTTCTCAGCCTAAGAGCGTGGGGAGCGTCAAGCAAAGCCGACGCAAAGCGAAAGGCAGCAGCAATCTCACGAAGAAATAAATCCAAGAAAAAGAAAGGATAACACTATGCCTATGGGAAAAGGAACTTACGGAAGTAAAAAGGGAAGACCAGCAAAGAAGAATGGTTCTGGTATGACTGCAAAGCAGAAGACTCTTCCTAAACAATTGCAATCAAAGATTATGGCTTCTAAAAAGAAGAAGAAGTAATGGCAGTCAACGCAGCTGGAAACTACACACAGCCAAAGATGAGAGCTGCACTTTTCCGCAGAATCAAGGCTAGTGGTAAAGGTGGAAGACCTGGACAATGGTCTGCACGAAAGGCACAGATGTTAGCCAAACAATATAAAGCCAAAGGTGGTGGATATACCTAATGGCTTTAGCAAAGAGTCAAAGAAGCCTACGAGCATGGACAAGACAGAAGTGGCGAACCAAGTCTGGTAAACCCTCTCTCAAAACTGGGGAGAGGTATTTACCAGAGTCAGCAATAAAATCTTTATCGGATTCTGAGTATCGAGCAACTACTCGAAAGAAAAGAGCAGCAATGCGTAAGGGAAAACAAGTTTCCAAACAACCAAAGAAGATAGCGAAGAAGACAGCATCACATAGAAAGTTCTCATGAGTTTTATAAACACCCTTAAACCAGAGCATCATAGGATACTCCGTGAAGTGGTAAGAAGAGTACACTTTCAATACTTTGACGAGAAACATACAGCTTCCTTCATCACCAATAAAATGCTAGATAACATGATTGAAGCACAAGGTCAGGAAACAGCAGAAAAAATATTAAAGGCAAGTATAGATAAAGGTCTTAAATAGTATGGACTTTATTTATAAGCCTGACGGACAAGTCTTAAAAAATTTTATGAAGGATAATAATTTCTTCCGTGGTATACGAGGTCCTGTTGGTTCTGGTAAATCTGTTGCGTGTTGTGTTGAGGTATTCAGAAGGGCTCTCGAGCAGAAGCCGAATGATGAAGGGATTCGTAAATCTCGTTGGGCTATTATACGAAATACAAACCCACAACTTAGAACCACAACTATTAAGACTTGGCTTGATTGGTTTCCAGAAAATGATTGGGGTAGGTTTCATTGGTCTGTTCCTTATACGCATCATATACAGGTAAATGATTTAGACCTTGAAGTAATTTTTTTGGCATTGGATAGACCAGAAGATGTGAAGAAGTTATTGTCATTAGAACTTACTGGTATCTGGGTAAACGAAGCAAGAGAAATACCAAAGAGTATTATTGATGCGTGTACTATGCGTGTTGGTAGATACCCAAGTATGCGAGAGGGTGGCTCTAGTTGGTCAGGTGTTATTTGTGATACCAACGCACCAGAAGAAGACCATTGGTGGGCTATTATGTCAGGCGAAGTTCCGATACCAGACCACATACCTAGAGAGCAAGCTACTATGTTAGTCAAACCTGATAACTGGACTTTCTATACACAGCCAGCAGCAATGAAAGAAAACTTAGGAGAAAAGGGCGAAA